CGACGCGTACCCGAGCCCCACGAGAGCGCTCACCGCGTCCTACAATCTAACCGCGGAGCACGACACACTCCGAACCCTTCCATAGGGTCAGTGTCTCCGCAGAATCCAGTAAGCCCCTGATTCAAAGGGGCTTTTTCATTTCTGAGTTCAAACAACCATGCGACTCCCCTTCGGTTTCGAAGGCGGATCGGATGCGCTACGCGTGTCCGAGATCCGCCATGAACGCCGTCAACCGCCCGACGCCGCGAAGCGCGGACGCAAACCTGCCGAGCCCTCCCCAACCCCGGGCCCCGGGCTCAACGAGTGGATGCTCGACACCTACGGCGATCGAGGCTTCAACGCTCGGGCTCGCGAGATCCGCCAGATCAACCAGCGGAAGCACGCCGCCGCACCCATGAACCGACCGACTCGAGTCGCCTAGGAGATAACCCGACATGTTTCGTAAGATCCTCGTTGCCGCCGCCGGCCTGCTGGCCCTGTCCGCCTTCGCGCCGTCCTTCGCAGCTACGCCGACCTGTGTGATTGGCGCCAAGGGCACGGCTCCGACCGCCACTCTCGCGTTTGCTGCTCCGACCACCAACGCAGATGGCACGCCCGTCACCGGCCCACTGACCTACAACCTCTACCAGGGCACCGCGAGCGGTGCTGAGGTGAAGGTCGCCAGCGCCCTTGCCGGGACGCCGATCATCGTCACCACGGGGCTCACTGACACGACCTACTACTGGTACGTCACCGCAGTGAATGCCGCTGGCGAGTCCGCGCCGAGCAACGAGGCCTGCAAGACCTTCCCGGCTTCGGTGCCCAGCTCGATCACCATCACGATCAACTGAGGACCCGGAACTCGCGTCTCCGTCTTGCGCGCCGTCATGAGTTATTGCGAAGAGCCGGAGCCGCGGTGGACCCTGGTGGCAGTCGTCGTGATTCTGTTGCTCCTATGCTGGTGCGAGTACGGCCACTCAAGGTCGCGCATTACCCCCAGCACGAGGCCGGATCTGCCGCCAAAGAGCTATCCGGTCCGCCCAGGAGTCCCTACACGCTGGGAGCCGCCGCGAAGCAACTACGCTGTGCCGGCGGCATACCCTGCCTATGTGCGCTTCTGCTGACTCTTCCCCCTCGTTCCCCCGTATTCGGAGGCACGTCGCACCCCAACGTTTGAAGGCCGCTTCCCGTGTCCCCAGAAGAAACACCGGCTGACCCGCAAGGGCCCAGCCCAGAAACCCAAGGCGCTATCGCATCCGCTCTCCCCGAGACGAGCGCAGCGCCTGCCGTCGACTCGACTCCTGCCGCCAGCTTCGAGCAACTTCTGAAGCTCTGCACTCGCAAGGAGCGCCGCTTCATCCTCGAGTACATGGTCGACGAGAACGGCTCGCGGGCTGTCGTGCGCGCGGGCTGCTTCAGGAATACTCGTCCTGACATGAAGGCATGGAAGCTCAAGCAGCGGCCCCGTGTCGCCGCTGCGATCGCCGCGGGGATCCGCGAGCGCGACCAGGAGGCGACTGAGCGGGCCCTGGTCACGCGTGAGGAGGTTGTTCGGGAGCTGGCGCACGTTGCCTTTGCAGAGGCGCGTGAGATCTCGGAGATCCACATCGATTGTTGTCGCTACTGCTGGGGCAGGGGACATCGGTACCAAGAGACGCCTTCCGAGCGCGAGCAGCGCTACGCCAACTACCAGCGTCAGATCGCCGAAGTGCGGGCCAAGGATGATGCCAAGCCGATCCCGGAGTTTGACGACTTGGGGGGCTTGGGATTCAACGCGCTACGCGCTCCGAACCCGCGCTGCCCAGAGTGTTTCGGCCGCGGTGTCAAGCAGGAGATCTTCCACGACACGCGCGGCTTGTCGCCGGCCGCGCGCGCCCTCTATGCGGGCGTGAAGCGCACGAAAGAGGGGCTCGAGGTCAAGACGCACTCGAAGGAGCGGGCGCTCGAGATGCTGACGCGGCATGTGGGAGGGTTTGCGGAGAAGCATGAGCTGACGGGCAAGGACGGCACGCCGCTGCAACAACCGATGATGGTGGTGACGCGCGAAGAAGCTGCGGCCATCGACCGGAAGCTCGATGACGAGGTTTGACCATGGCGGCCGATCCGCTCGCAACAGAGCGCGGCCGCGCGGTTTTTCGCGCGCAGACTGAACCTTACTTCTTCTCGCGCTGGATGCACCTCCAGCGCACGCGAACGAAATGGCTCAAGGGTCCTCACCATCCTATCGTTGCGGACACGCTTCACCGCGTCTTCAAAGGCGAACTGCGGCGCGTCGTCATCAACGAGCCGCCGCGCTACAGTAAAACGCAGCAGGTCAAAGACTGGGTCGCCTGGTGTCTGGGGAAAGTCCCCGATTCCGAGTTCATCTACACCAGTTATAGCGGCGAGCTCGCCGCCAAGAACTCCTGGGAGACGCGCGATCTCGTAGGCTCCCCAGCTTACCGAGAGGTGTTCCCTGGCGTCTCCCTGCGAGACGACTCCCAAGCGCGCCACTTCTGGCATACGGGACACCAGGGCGCGGTATACGCGGCGGGCGCCGGCGGCACGATTACGGGCTTCGGCGCCGGCAAGATCGGTCGCGAGACATTCGGCGGTGCGCTGATCATCGATGATCCGCATAAGGCCGATGAGGCATATTCGGAGACCGTCCGCGAAGGCGTCATCGACTGGTTCCAGAATACCGTCGAGAGTCGGCTCAACTCGCCCAACACGCCGATCGTGCTCATCATGCAACGTCTGCATGAGCGTGATCTGGCTGGGTGGCTGCTGGACGGCGGCAATGGGGAGAAGTGGGAGCACGTCTGCCTCCCAGCGATTCAGCCGGACGGAACCGCGCTCTGGCCCGAGAAGCACAGCCTCGAGACGCTGCGGCGCATGCAATCCGCCGACCCGCACACTTTTGCGGGTCAGTATCAACAAGTCCCCCGGCCCCCGGGCGGATCCTTCTTCGAAGAGTCGATGCTGCTGGAGGATTCGGGGATACACGGCCCCGACGGAAAGCCCATTCTCCGGCCCGTGGAGATGCCGCAGCTCCTCAACTATGTCTTCGCGGTCATCGACACCGCGATCAAGTCTGGCAAGGAGCATGACGGCACGGGCGTTGTCTATTTCGGCCGGTCGACAAACACCGGCGGACATCCGCTCACTGTGTTGGACTGGGACTACCAGCAGATCCAGGGCGCCTCGCTGGAGAATTGGCTGCCTTCGGTATTCGCTCGGCTCGAGGAACTCGCTCGAGAGTGTCGCGCGATCCTTGGAAGCAAGGGCGCTTGGATCGAAGACAAGGGCTCTGGGATCGTGTTGCTGCAGCAAGCGGCAAGCAAGAAACCACCGCTACCCGCCCGGGCAATCGACTCGAAACTCTCGTCGATCGACAAGGAAGCGCGTGGTATGAACGCGATCCATCATGTCGGTCCGGGGCATGTGAAGGTCGCTCGGCCGGCTTACGAAAAGACGCTCCCCTTCAAGGGCTCCGTGAAGAACCACTTCATCAGCCAGGTGCTCGGCTTCCGGATCGGAGCGAAGTCGAACGCGGCAGACGATCTCTATGACTGCTTCGTGTACGGGGTGCCCATCGCGCTCGGTAATAGCGATAGCTTTTAACGTCTTCCGGGTACATAGACCGTTACGGACGCGGGCCAGACTGTAAATCTGGCGCCTTCGGGCCGGCATGGTTCAACTCCATGGGTACCCACCAGTTTGTTTGATATGCGACCGGGGCTCGCTGCAGGACGGCAACGGGCCACGAAACGGAAGCGCAAAGGGCGCGCATAGCGATAGCCAAAACGGTTCTTACCGTCCCTATGGGCTAGCAGGTTCGAGTCCTGCCCGGTTGCATCAATACCTATTTTTTACGTCGTAGATCCCGTAAGGCAGAGCACAAATTGCCTCCCCCGAGAGGGGGGCAGCGACGTCGTCGAATTTATCGCAAGCAAACACCAACCCGCCCCTGTGGCGGGTTTTTCATTTCTGGAGACCCCCCACATGTTCAAGTCTATCCGCAACCGGTTGGTGCTCGCTGCTCTGGCTGCACTGGTCACTGTCACCGCATTCGGCCCCATGGTCGCGGAGGCGGGCGCTTCGTCGAATTACCAACAGAACAAGGTTCTGGACTGGTTCTTTCGTGGTCAGACCTTCACGGCGCCGTCGACCATCTACATCGCGCTCGCTACCACCAACGGTACAGCGGCTGCGTGCGGCACCGAGGTCTCCGGTGGATCGTATGCGCGCGTCGGCGTCACTTCGAGCCTGACCTCCTGGGCCGGGACGCAAGGCGCAGGTACGACCACTGCCTCGACCGGCACAAGCGGTCAAACGAGCAACAACGCCACCATCACGTTCCCCGCTCCGACTGCTGCGTGGGGAACCATCACGAGTTTCTGTGCATACGATGCCAGCGTGTCTGGAAATCTGCTGTTCCAGGCGGCATTGACCACTTCGAAGACGGTCAACTCCGGAGACGCGGCCCCAAGTTTCGCCGTGAGCGCGTTGACGTACACCCTGAACTAACAGTCGGCGTCGCACAGGAGTCTCCAACATGTCCATCTGTCGCTCCGCCGGCCTGGTGCTGGCCATCCTTCTCGCCATGTCGGTTGGCGTCGCGCTCGTCTCGGCTCCGGGGTGTGTCAAACAACCGCAGCACACCGACATCGTGGCGCTCGCGGCGTCTGCCAATACGACCTTCTACGCCACGGGCACGTTGGCCACTCTGGGCTCTTTCGAGTGGGACGTCGCGCCGCTAACGACTCATGCCGCGCACGCATTGAAAGACACCGCGGCCGCACTGCGCCGCGGAGACATCACTGTCGATCAGGCGAAGGCCAAGGCCGCCGCGCTCGACCACGCGCACGATCTGCTCAGCCGGGCGCTTGTCACCTGCGCGCAGGACGATCACACGGGCAAGTGCACGGGGGACGAGGCCGCTGCTCGCAAGCTGCTCGATGACGCGCGCAACGCGCTCGCGTCCATCCCGTAATCCCTCCTTCCTCTCTCCCCACTCCTCGAGCACACCCATGAGCACAATCAGCGTGAAAGACGCGCGCGAATTCGCCGCGCTCCTGACCTCCGGCGCCGATGCGGCCGAGGCGGCTGGACAGTCCGAGTTCGATCTCACCGCCGCGGCCGAAGCGCAATACAAGACGGCGCGCGCGGACCTGCAGGCCGCAATCGATCAGCTCGACAAGCCTACTGGCTGATCACCTCCTAGCACGTGACCAGTCCAGGAGTTCTTGCCGCGAACTCGGGCTTTCCGAGCACCGATGGCAAGTACCATCTGCGCTATCCGGCGGGCGACGCACCGCTGGGCGCCTCGCTCGTCGCCAGCGCGGTGGCTGCGATTCTGGCTACTGGTGCGATTTCCGGCGGCGGGACCGATCCGAACCAGCTACCCGTTGGCCATTACGTTGTCGGGAAATTGGCCCCGGCGGTGGTCTATCCCCGACCGGATAGTGAAACGGGCACGTTCGGATCTGGGACTGTCTACGCGCGCCATCGGTGGGCCTACTACGATGGCATCCACAGTGTTGAGTACGTCGTTCCGATTGGTGTCCAGGGCGGAACGCGTCCCTGGAAATGGGCGCTCACTGTAGCGCCGCCGGGCGCAACGATCGGTGCCGGTTGGACTGCACAGAACCCCGGGGTGGTCCGTTGGACACCAACCCAGGCCTATTCAACCTCGAGCCCGGCGAATTTCACCGTCACCGCCACTGATCAAGTCGGCAACACGATTACGATCTCGTGGACGGTCGCCACGTCATCGAGTACGAATCAGTTCATTTTCGTTTCCCCGTCGAACAACGCGAGCCCGGGAAATGATTCGACGGGCGACGGTTCGATCGGCAACCCGTTCGCGACGCTCGCGAAGGTTATGGGGACGACAGCGGCTGCGTCCACGTACCCCGGCCGTATCGTTGTTATGCGCGGCGGCAACCTCGCGTGGCCGTTGTTCACCGACTCGACATTGACTGGCTTCAGCGCGTTGGACAAAACGTTGAAGCCGATTGCATACGTCACTTTTCCGGGAGAGAACGTCACAATTGACGGTAGCGCTGCCGGGTTATACGACACCGGGGCCGGTACTGACGACCTGTTCTACGGCGGATCGGCGACGGGCCGGCTAACTATCAATGGTACCTCGGCGACGTCGGCTAGCGCGCACACCTTCCGCATGTACAACCCCAATCGGGTTACATGGTTCAACATCGATTTCACGAATCCGATCAGTCGCGCCAACGATGGCATGACCAATAGTACCTCGACGTTCGGGTACAACAACTCAACCAGCTCCGGGGGCGTAGGCATTCCCGGGAAAAATTACTGGTTCATGTACGGCTGTACGGAGTCTGGCCGCCTCACAGGCGCGAACAACTCCATGCTTCTGTGCTGTTGGTTCTCAGTCGGCTACTTCGTAGTTGAATATTGCAACGCGACCGGTTACGCCGGATTCGGCACCTATTTCAAGGACGCAAATGTCAACGGCACGGTGTACAACTCCGTGTTCAACAATCTCGAGCAGGCGGGCGGTTCGTTCCATTTCGGCGGTCAGAATGGCGAAAGTCCGGTTGTCAAGTCGCAGAATCTCGAGATTTGCTATTGCTTCTGTAAGGGTGGGCCTCTTTGGTTCGATCATCAATCCGGTGCGATCTACGGTCTAACGCATTCGTACCGCAACACCATCCTGAACCAGTTCAATGATTTCAACTACGGGCTCGGAAACTGGACTCCAGCCGGCCAAGGTCCGCTGTACTCCGACAATGACGTGATCGTGGCGCGCTCGCCGGGTGGTATCAGTACCGCTGGCGGCCAGCCGGTGACGGCGACAGGCACAGAAGTGCAAGTGGCCTGGAGCGGCACGACATTCAGCGCTCCATCAAACATGCCTTTTGATGCCGTTACAGGAAACCTTGTCAACGTCGCGGGCGGCACTCAATGGCGCTCGTTGTACTTCGGCACCCACGGACACGAGTTAGGCTGATATGCCCACACCTACCGGCGACGTTACAATTGACTTCACGGGGCTGCCAAACACAAACCCGTATACGCCTACCAACTTCGCCAAGATATCGACAGACACGGGCGGAAACATTCAGGTCGCGAGTGGTGCAGTCAAGGCCACCAGCGCCTTTGGCTCGCTCGTGCGTTACCTGTACCAAGGGGCGATGGATGCGACAAAGGACATCACCGCGACCATCGAGGTAGGAGTCGCACATGTTAGTGACGTTCTCTATGCGGTGATAGCCAATCCAAGCACCGGGGCTGGCTACATTTTGGGGGTCAACAATACAGCCATCGTCGTCTACGCGGTTACCGCGGCTGGGGTGACGTCGGGTCTCGATAGTGGCTCAGTGGCGTCGATTGCGGCAGGCGACAATTTCTCGCTGAACTGGAACCATACAACCCACCTTTTGACGGCGTCTCAGAACGGCACGACGATATTTTCAGTCACCGACTCGACGTACACGTCCGGGATGTCATTCGGGCTAGGGCTCGATCCAGGCAATAACAACACTGCGACCCTACTCGGGTTCGGTGGCAGCGGAATTTCCGGCACGGCCGCGGCTCTCGCAAGCAGTGCTACCGAAGCGACGACCGCGGCTGGCACGATCACGAACTCAGCCTACGCGCCGATCCCGCTGGACCAGGCGAATGTCGATCAACTCTACGCTGGTGCGCAGCCAAACGATGGCACCGGGACGCCCGGCCGTAGCATCGTCATCTTCCTGAAGAACTGGGCCGCGAAGCTCAACACGCAGTTGCAGCAGCTCTTCGGGACGCGCCTATACCAGCAGCCTGCGACCGGATTCAACCTCGTAGTGCCGGTGGGCGTGACGCGGGTGATGCTCGACCCTGCGGGGACGTTGGCCTCGGGCACGATCAACTTCCCGGCGAGCGCGCTGGACGGCCAGCCGTTCGTGGTGATGAGCTCCCAGACGATCACGGCGCTGACCTGCAGTCCGGCATCCGGTCAGACGGTGAACGGGGCTCCGACCACGATCTCGGCGAATTCTTCCTTCGCGTACGAGTTCCGCGCGACCAATAGCACCTGGTACCGGTTGAGGTAGCACTGTGTGGAGCGGCGATAGCACGCAGATCACCGGCGACTCGAGCCAGTGGAGCGGCGATGGCTTCAATGGCCAGGCAGGTGGACTCAGTGGCACCGCCACCGATGTCACGGGCGCAACCGCCAATCTGACCATCGCGGCGGGGTTTGCGGCCGGCGCTGTCGCGGCCGGCAACGCTGCGGCGGCGCTCACGAACTATGCGTCCGTCACACTGACTGAGCCTCTGTATACCGGGGTCGGAAGCATTCTTGATCCTGATGCCACGTGGTCGAACGGGTTCCCGGCAGCCGGCAGTGTCGTTTACTACGATCCGACGTACATCACGATCCTTGCCGATGGTGAGATAGTCTCGACGGTTCCAGCGTGTGTGGCGCTGGCGCAATGGAACAACGGTGGCGCGTGGAGCCAATTACTGATCCTGGTGACACCGGGACCGGTGTCCTATGCGACCGTCAACACCCTCGCCGCAGCGTCGCTGACCACGGCAATCCAGCTCCTGGGAGCAGCCAACGCGGCTGCTACCGCGACGGGCGCGCTGGGCCTCCATGCGAACTTGCAGGGCAATGCGCCGGTCACGAGCGTTGCGAGCGGCGGACTGTCAACAGGGATTACGCTCCAATCCGCGCTGAGTTCGTTAGTCACCTCAGCGGCGGCACTTTCTACGCAGATTGCATTGCTCTCCGCGGCGACAACGGCGGTGACTGCAACCGCGGCCCTCACGGCAGCTCCTCCACAATTCCGGAGCGCGGCCGCCTCGGTGACCGCGGCGGTCGCGACTCTCACGACAACCATCCGTATGGCAGCCAGCGCCAACGCGTCGACGACGAGCGTCGGCTATCTCAACACGGGCGCGCTACTCGCTGGCGCTGTGGGTGTCACGACCGCCGCGGGGGGCCAACTTAGCACGCAGATTCTGCTTCAGAGTGCCCTGGCCGATGTAACGACCGCGGTGGGTGCGCTGACGACGCAGCTCCTCCTGACCGCGAGCGCTTCGGAACAGTCCGCGGCTGCCGCGGGACTGACTACCTCGCAACCGATCTCCGGCGCCGCGCTGGTGGACACTCTGTCGACTGGGGAGCTATTCACATCGCTCGCCTCATTCGGCTATGCCCAGGTGGTTGCCCTATCCCAGACAGGCTTGCAGGGCGCGCGGTCGGTTTACCTTGAGGATTCGGCCTGCATCATCGAGGCGCAATTGTTCGATGCGACGGGCGCGCCCTACACGCCGGCGGGCCTGCAGTATCGGATCGATGACATCGTCAGTGGTCAGAATATCGTGCCATGGACGACCCTATCGGCTGCCGCGACGATCAAAGTCGCGGTCACGAGCGCCGAGAACGCCCTCATTTCTTTGAGTCGATCATTCGAGTCCCACCAGGCGCTATTCCAGGTTACGGATGGCTCTGGAAATCATTTTTTCGCACGCACGGTGTTTGAACTCGTTCGCGCAGTTGGAGCGGTAAACTGATGTCAACCATCGCCATCACAGGCACGGAAGGCATCGGCAGTGAGTTGACGGAAATTCTGCTGGCGCCGGACATCGAGCCAGGATCGAAACCGGGCTACCAGACGTGCAAGACGATCTACACGCAGCACATTCTGGGCGCCAAGATGGTCGATACGCCGATCACGATGGCGCAATCCGAGCAGCGCGAGATCTCCATTCAGGACGCGCCGGATGAGGTCCTGCAAGCGTTTCTCAAGGAGTGGGAAGCGCTGACTGTCGATGATCACATCGCGAACGTGATGCGCCTGTCCCGCATCTACGGGGTCGGCACCGTCATCCTCGGCTGTGAATCGGTCAAGTCCACCGATCCGATCGACATGACGAAGATTTGGGATCTGCCGATCTTCTTCAACGAACTCGATCCCCTCAATACCGCTGGCTCGTTGGTACTGACTCAGATCAGCACGTCCCCGGACTTCAACAAGCCGCAGCACGTGTGGACCGGGGGGCAGAGTTTTCACCGCTCGCGCTATCAAGTGGTGATGCATGAGGCTCCTGTGTTTCTCGACTACACGAACAGCGCCTTCGGGTTCGTCGGCCGCAGTGTGTACCAGAGAGCGCTCTACCCGCTGAAGTCCTTTATTCGCGCCATGATCGCGAACGACGCGATCCTGACCAAGCTCGCCCTGCTCGTGGCCAAGCAAACTCAGGCGGGCTCTGTCGGCGACATGCTCATGGATGGGATCGCCGCCATCAAGCGCACGTTCCTCAAGTTCGCGAAGTCTGGCGAGGTCCTCACGATCGGCAAGGATGAGGAAATCGAGACGCTGAACATGCAGAACGTGGACGGCGCCGGCACGTTCGCACGAACCAACGTCATCAAGGACATTGCCACGGCCGCGGACATGCCCGCGAAGCTGTTGGACAACGAGACGTTGGTTGAAGGTTTTGGCGAAGGTGTCGAGGATGCCAAACAAATCGTTCGCTACATCAACACGATCCGTCGCAAGATGCAGCCGGTCTACGCGTGGTTCGACAACATAGTCCGATACCGGGCGTGGAATCCCCGCTTCTACCGGTGGATTCAGAGCAAGTATCCCGATCGATACGGGCATGTGTCCTACGAAGATGCGTTCTACGAGTGGAGGCAGAACTTCACCGCCGTTTGGCCATCTCTGTTGATTGAGCCTGAGAGCGAGAAGGTCAAAGTCGCCGAAGTCAAGTTCCAAGTGCTCATCGCGACGGTGCAGACGCTGATGACGCAGATTGACCCGGTCAACAAGATGGAGCTATTCAAGTGGCTGAGTGACAACCTCGCTGAGAACGAGATCCTGTTCCAGCGCGGACTGTCTTTCGATTACGATTCGCTGGAGACTTTCCTACGACAGTCTCAGATCCGCGTCGAAGAGCAGGGCGATGCGCCCACGGGGTCCGCCGAGGACGGCATAGAGAACGTGGGTGGCGTAGCGCGCAAGCTGGGAAAGTTCGACTCTGCCGAAGTGCGCGCCACGTTGGAGCGCGCGAAGGAAGTCGTCGCGAGCCTGGATGACAGGCGGGCGGTAACTCCACGAGAATCGCGCCGGGTCGCG